ATTGACTTTCAAATTTTACCCAAGGGAACGGGCGCACTTAAGTTTGGCAGCTTTACGTCAAACGCTGACACGGCTGTCACTGGCTATGTGGTTATCAGAACGAATGATGGTGTAACGCGTAAACTGGCGACAATCGCATGATAGAGAAACTTCAAATAATTATTGGGCAAATGGTGACACAGATTGCTCAACTTCAACACGAGCTAGAAACCCTTAGGGCGCAACTAGAAAAGGACAAAGCTGATGACAACTCATGATCTTCTAGATCACATCAGCACGGGCGCTCGGCATCTGCTGGACGTCCTTTCTTACACTCTCGCGCTAGGAGTTCTTGTGCAGTTAATACCGCCGATTGCTGGAACCCTTTCGATCATCTGGCTTTGCCTCCAAATGTTTGCTTACTTCCGGCGCAAGGCTTGGCTAACGGACGAAGAACGTAACTCTAGTAAGTGACAACTCTCTAACAGAGGTGATTTATGGCACTCAATAACGAGAAAACATCACGCGAACAATTCATCGAACTTTGGGATAGGTTTGGATCGGCAAGATTAATAGCTCAACATCTTGGCGTTGATATATCAAGCATTCATCAACGTCGACGGCGCATGGAACGTGAGGGATATACGTTTTCTACTAGGCCTGCCGCTGGATATGAAACACGGACGCCTATTCTTGATACGGGCTGGACATTCTTACGACAGATAACCCACGAGGTTCCAGATGGTTCCGTAATTATCTCATCGGATCACCACTACTGGCCTGACATTGTGACCACTGCTCACATTGCACTGTTAAACGTCATCAAAATCGTCAAGCCTCGGATCAAGATCTTGAACGGCGACATCTTCGACGGGGCATCTGTGTCGCGTCACCCTCCATTCGGCTTTAACAAAGGCCCGTCTGTCCGCGAAGAACTCGAAGCGTGCCAAGAGCGCGTTCACGAAATAGAACTGGCGCTACCCAAGGGATGCAAGCGTCTTTGGTCTGTTGGCAATCACGACATTCGGTTCGAGCGCACGTTGGCTGTTAAGGCTGGTGAGTTTGAAGGACTGCGTGGCTGGCGGCTGGAAGATTACTTCGATCAATGGGACTTTGCTTGGTCTCACTTTATTAATTCGGAGACTGTCCACCCTGTGATGGTGAAGCACAAGCACGCCGGTGGCGTGCACGCCGGTTATAACAACACGATGAAAGGTGGCATTACAATGGTCACCGGACACACGCACATCCTCGAGGTCAAGCCTTGGGGTGACTATCGCGGCCGCCGTTATGGTATCCAAACGGGTACTGTTACTGCGCTTGATGGGCCGCAGACAGAGTATCAAGAGAACAGCCCGTCCTATGCCTGCCCAGGCTTTGTTGTTCTAACATTCAAGGATGGAGACTTGTTGCCACCGGAGCTGTGTGAGGTTCGTGGTGACATTGCATATTTCAGAGGAGAACAGGTAGCATGATGCCTATTAAATATCTGACGATCCACTGCGCTGCTACACCGGAAGGCCGAGCTGTGACGCATGAGCAGATCAGCGACTGGGACATCGCCAAGTTTGGGCAGATCAGTTACCACTGGGTGATCGAGCTTGATGGTACGATGCACCGCACTTTGCCTGACACAACCAAAGGCGCGCACGTTGGCAAGGCTAACACTGGCAACATTGGGATCTGCTACATCGGTGGCATGGATAAGAACATGAAGGTTCCAAAAGATACGCGCACGCCTCTCCAGAAGAAGGCGCTGCGTACCCTGATTAACACATACAAGGATCGCTATCCTGACATTATCGTTCGCGGACACAACGAATGGCCTGGTATAGCTAAGGCTTGCCCTAGTTTCGACGTGAGCTGGTGGATCGAGCAAGGTATGCCGGTATGATAAGCATGTTGTGGACACCTAACGGACGACGAGCTGCTGCCTTCGGCGCTTTGCTTGGTGGCTGTGCTGTCATGACTGTCTTTGCTGCTGTTGCTGTGTACCTAGTAAGGGGAAACGCAGCGTTCAGCCTGTATCTGGGACTGGCTGCTCATGCGCAGATTATGCTTGGCCTGACTGCGTTTACTGCATTGTTTGTAAAAAGAAGCATCAAGGCTGGCAAAGATGGAATTGAAATCACCGATGCGGGGTCTTTATGATTTGGTTGCTATACGCACGTAGAGCGATTCTAAGCACGTTTAAGACTGCGCTGGCATATCCGTGGCAGGCTGCCCTTATCGTTGCTGTAGCGGCTTGTGTGTGGCTCTACGCTGGCAAGCAGAGCGCGTATGATACCATAGCCAAGCGCGATGCAACTATTGCGATGCTCGAGCAGGCTAGTAAGATAGCAACTGCTGCCCAGATTGAGCTGAATAACCAAGTCACCGACAAACAAACCGAGATAGCGAGACTGACTGATGAGAACGAAACAAGCCGCCGCGATATTGCTGACCGCTCTCGCGCTTATGCTGGCCGCATGTCAGCCCAAGGTTATTGCAGGAAAGCCAGTCCCACCCCCGAAGGTGGTTCTCCCGAAGGTGGTAACGAACCCAGTGCCGATGCCGTCGTGGTTAGCCGCGCCGACTTCGACATCCTCACCGGAAACACGGCGCGATTAGTGGATGTCAAAGCCTGGGCGGATCGTTTGATAGCAGAAGGATTAGGCGAGCCTATAAACTAGGCTTACCTTTTTGTGTATTCCGCACGCTTAACACTGTCTGCGGTTTGACGTTGACCGTAACTAAGTAGCCATTGAGCTATGTTATTACGTTCAACTTCCATGCCCTTGTAAATAGCCTTCTCAACGAGACGCATCCAAACGGTGTTATCTAAATCACCTACTAGATAACGCTGGCTATCATCATTGTCTTGCCGTTCGGCTTGCTCGGAACAGATCGCTCGAGCTGCTTGTGTAATTTCTTCGTTAGTCATTACTCTCTCCTTTGAATTAAGTTTGCTGCTACTTTTTCTTTGCTGTCTTGGCACTGTCTTTGAATGCTTTGGCTGTCGGTGCGCCCTTTGCTCCTGCCTTACGCATCTTTTCGCCTGACCCTTTGGCAATGCGTTCTTTCTTGGCATTGATGTTAGCATAGAGACCCTTCTTCATTTGCAATTCCACCTCTTTAATGATGCTGCTTTGCGAGTAGGGCGACCCTTCTCATCTTTCATTGGCCCTGGCATACCCTTCATCCGTGCGCAGAAGGAAGCTTTGCGCCCCTTGTCTGCCTTGGTTTTGGGGTTAGGAGCCGGAGCCTTAAGCTTCGAGCCTGTTGCTGCGTTGTATTTAGCACGGCCTTTGGCTGTTAGTCCTGCGCCCTTCGACGCTGGTAACTTTTCGCCTCTGCCTACCGACAATGATACTGATTTCTTTTTCTTAGCCATGCCGTAAATTGTGCATGACCTATAAAAATGTCAATGCACGAACAATCTCGATAGCCCTCGCTGATGTGATCGTCTTGTAATCTCGCCACGATCCACAGGCGCACTCGTTTTCTTCCAGTGCAGCGCAGTCGCACTTCTTAGCGTCGGCTTCCAACGCATTAGCGGCGACTTCGATGCCAACTTCGATGCCAACTTCATAACCTGATTTCCATTCAGCTGCTGGATCGCTCATTGCCCCTTCTCCCGTATCTCCAGCCCACGCGCTTCCAGTGCGGCGCGGAACTTGTTTGCATATTCAGCTTTGGTTTCCCATGTGCCGTCATCACACTCCGCAATCACCTCCACCAGTGGGTCAGACTTGGGCTTGGGGATGATGAAGCGGCGGAGGTCAACTGCGTCGGGCGTTGTGTCAAGTGCGTACTCCACCGCATCGCTCACCTCTTGCTTATAGGCTTCATTCTGTTCGATGGCGCGGCATAGTGCTTCAATGGAGGCATTGTCTGCTCTAGAGCCTGTCATTTGCCAATGAACTCGCTCCGCCAAAACGTCATTCAGCAGCGCCAAGGCTTTTGCTTCAATGCTATCGTTTAACGGCTGACCACCAGAGCGGCTCCCGTCTGTGTGGGTTTTTCCGTATCTATCGTCTGTCATTTGCTTATCCTAACCTAGTGATGAACGTTACGCCTTTGACCACATCCGTTCGGCAGCGGAATATTTTACCGTTGCGTATCGAGTACTGGCTAACATTTCGAGAGGTGCGTTTTATTAGAATCTTATCTGTTGCTGGCATGGTAGCTACGTCTCCTACTTCCATTGTTCCCATTGGGTAAATCATTGGTCGGCTCATTTTAGATCGATCTCCATGTGATGAGTGAACGGAACTTGGCTAACAAAATAGCCCATCCGGTTAACGTAATGGTATCCGCTTATAATAAACCAGTCATCGTCATCGCCTGTAACAAGCGTCCATATTGTGTCTGGTGCGGTAGCTCTTAACTCGTGAATAAAATTGCGTTCATCGCCACAAGTTTCAAACATTGTGTCATCAAAACCTGCATCATAATCCGAGATATGATTATGCATTGGTTTGTAGGTCTCAACCCATTCTTCGTATGTCATGCGGCTTGCCTCATCTGGTTAGTGCGTTCGTTAGCAATGTTGTTAAGTAAGTCGGCAGCGCGACTGGCTTGGCTGGCGGCCGTGACAATCAGGCGCTTGTCATTCTGTAAAGCCTTGAGCCATGATGCTAGGTAACTGACATGATCGTCACGTGTAGCCATATCGATGCCGAAATCGGCGCAAAGAAATGCAGCGCCTAACTCGGCAACCAATTCTTCCTTGGCATAGGTGGCAGTATCGACACCCTTGGCTGCTGTTGGACGCTCGAGCCTGTGCTTGGAACCCGTCCAGTGTACCAGCTCATGCGCAAGCGTTGAGTAGTAATGCTCTGGCCCAATGAAGCTCTCGAATTTTGGCATGGTAATCTCGTCCGTGGACGGGCGATAGTAAGCGCGACCTTCGTTGGTGTGGTTAATGATTGCGTCGAACCGGATAGCTTCTACCCAATCCTCGATGTGCTTGATGCGCTGATCTTGTGTTAGCTCTGGCACAACTGGCTCTGCGGCAAGGTCGATGCCTTCGACTTGATCGAGGTTAAACACATGGCTCGAGCGCGCCAGCAAATACGTGCCGTCGTCGGTCTTCTTGTCGACCTGCTTGTAAAAAATAATGGGCGTACCCTTAGCGCCTTTGATAACTTGGCCGCCGAGTTGCGCCCATTGGCGATAGGTAGCCCAACGCTGGGTAGAAAAGTCGTTGACCATCTGCGACACCCAGCAACTTAGGATGTTGACGCCGTTGTATGGCTGCTTGGATATGTGGTTGATAGGGCGCCCGTTGTTGGCCGAACGCCAGCTTGGTTTCCAGTTACCGGCGTCATCGATGGACGCAAGTAAGCTGTCAGTTAGTGTCTCATATACATCTTTCATGATAGCTCTCCAGCCTATGTAAGTGGCAGACGTTGCGCGCCTGGTCTGCCAGCAGGATTTGTTGGTGCGCGGTTAGTATCAGAAGGGTGCGTCGTCTAGGTCGTTAGCCCAGTCGTCAGTTATACCCTGCGATGTGGTCACAGTGCCGCTTGTATCTGCTGCACTTGCTCCCTCTGATGAAGCTATCTCGATCTTGCTCCCGTATGACAGGATGCAATCTTGAGATGAACAGGCAACGCCATCTTTAAGATAGGCGCGTGCTTGCGGCTCGCCTTCGATGAACAGCTTCGTTCCTTTCTTAACGTAAGCTGCAATGAACTCGACCTTGCGTTCGTCAAAGACTGTGACGTTTACCCATGTGGTAATCTTCTCGCCCTTGATCTTCTTGTTGGAAGCGAGTGAGAACCGCGCCAACTTGACGCCCTTCTCGGTAGTCTTAATCTCGGGGTCACTCCCGACATTACCCATAGCCTGCATTGTAAGCATGATATTCTCCTTGTTTCACTGGCTTGGTTGCGGATTATTCCGCGTCTCCGGTCTGCACTATTGCATCTCGAATGGCTTTGGCGCGTGCTTGGTACGCTTGTACGGCACGGGCTTTCTCGGCTGGCTTGACTGTGCCAACCTTGTTGATTGCTTCCTTGTATCTATCGAGCAAGGACTTGAGGTCATCGTCGGTCTGCGCAATACTGACTGCCTCGATGAACTCGGCAAGCTCTGCTTCTTCTGGCAAGGTGGGAGCGAACTGCTCGGCAACTTGCTTCATGTACTTGCTGTCTTCGAACTGGCCCATATGGATGTCGGCGCCTACGCCTACAAACTTGAGCGCGTTGTTGACTGCATCGGTATAGGCTTTCTTGAATGCCTCGTCGTCCGGTGCCATGCGGCCGTCACGGAACTGGTCTTGCACGGTGTCACCACCGACGCCATAAAATATATTAGAGCGGTCAGTATGCCAGCAACCTACCCAGCAATATACCATGACACGGCCTGTATCTTTGGTCAGGTCAACGATCTGAAACGTGGGTTCGTTCATGCCCCAGCCTTCACCAACAGGGCCGAAGTGCTTGGTCATCTGCTCGATGATCCAGATAGGCTTGAGTGCTGTACCTTTGAAGCCACCGGAACGTGAGAATGATTTGGTGTGCTTAGGATCTGTAGCCTTGAGCGCATCCCAATGCCGTAAGTTTGCTGCGGTAGTTTTAGTCATGTCTATCTCCAGTCAAGCGCCATACAATTACGGCGCGTTGTGTTTCGGGATCTGTCTTACGTTGGCCGCTGTCCTCGATGCGACCAGCCAGCCGTAGCTCCGACGTGCGTGGTTGCACCGAACGATAGCTACGCTTGATAGCGTTAGCGATTTCGAATGTAGCCATAGGCCGCACGAACAAGGCGCGTAGCACCTGTGTTTGTAAGAGCGGGGCTTTGCCAGCCATGAACGTAGCGGCTGCTTGTGATGTGTCTCCGCCTTGGTAAGCGGGTGCATCTGGATACTGCATGTCTCTCTCCTTAGCTTATGTCTTTCTCGTACTCGTCACCGCAATGATTGCAGCGATAGGTTGCGCAGCCTAGTCCGGCGTAGCCAGTAGATGCATAGTCATGCTTGCATTCTTCCAGCCTATTTGCACGCTTCTCTTGCTGCTCGATCCAGTTGATATAGATTCCAATCGGGCCGCGTGTATCAAGCATGGCGTCAGCCCATTGGCGCGCCCACATAATACCGATGGAACAGTTAGTACCGTGCGCTTGAATGCGGATGAACCGGCGCTCGAGGTCACGGCATCGCTTGATTAGCTCAGCTCTTGTCTCTGTTTGAGTATGCATAACGTCTGCTCTCTTTCATTTCGAAGGGCTGCAATGGTGGACGCCCTCACTCTAGGAGGGGCGTCCATCCATGCTGGCCGAGATCTACCTTTCTCATCAACGCGTGTTGCTATAGGACGTTTCATTCTTGGAACTCCTCATGTTTTCCCATGTTGCCCAGGCGAATGACATCGCCCAGGTTGTTATATATATCGACTAAGGTGTCGAGGTTCGCACCAAGGTACACCATTGGTGCTGCTAATAGCTGCTCTGAGGAGCGCCACATAGACATGGCTACTGCCTCTACTGCATGTTCATCCATCACACATCTTCCTTTGTTATGCGCAGCGATCCACGCTTGTCGCGCTTGATGATAATGCCATAGCCCTTTGCATCGGATGCATCGGCTGGCACTAGGGTCTTGAGCTTATCCTTCGCACCCTCGTATGCCGCAGCTGCGTTAGCGTGCTGCAAATAGTCGGCGGCTGCGTCAGCCCACTCGTTGTTACCTGCCATGCTGTAGGATTGGAGACCACCGACCAGTGTCTTAGGCACTAGTCGCATGATCTCAGCTTGCTTTCCCGTAGGTATAATCTCCGGTGCAATTTTGTTCTCGACGTGCCACCAGAACGCAGTCTCCTGCTTGATTAGCTCGTCGATCAGGTCTTGATTGCGGTCAACGCGCAGCATTTCCGGCTCGTCGTTGCCAGCTATCACTGAGAAATAACAGTGACTCTTGCCGGTGCAGGCAAGCTGATGCTGTAGTTGTGGCATGTAGTACAATGCCTTGTCGCGTGCAGTTGCACGGCTGTTACTGTGCTTAACCTCGATGAAGGTGTCTTCATCCTGACGCCAGCCGTCAAGGTGACAGAACATGAACTCATGTTCGGGGTGGTAGATGCGCTCGCTTCTGTCATCGAGTACAAAGTCATGCATCTGTGACAGCCACAACAGGTGGAATGGTTCGGTGTAGCTGCCGAGCTGCACGCGAAAGACGTAAGACAGATCCTCTGGCTCTGCTTGCCGTGTCTTTTCTAGATATAATTTGTGCCAGTCACCATCGACGATGCGCTTGGCGTCGGATGCACCAAGCCCGAGGTGTCGGTCGAGCCGGACGATTGAATCAGTTTGCATTATTCTCTCCTTAGATATGGATATATACTGCACGAACGCAGGATAGTATAGTTAAAACGTGCGGTTACGCAGGATTTTTAGCGCACGAATGATGGCATTGCGTTGGTAACGTAGCTTACGTTCCTTGCCGCGCAGTCTTTCCTTCATCTCATCGCCATGCTCGATGAAGTCAGCAGGGTATGGTAGCCTCGGCCACTTATGTTGCAGCACAAGAACATCCCGCGCCCTCACGAAGGCGGGGTGCGGGAGTGTTCGCAGTGCAGCCATATATAATTCTAAGCCGATGGCTTCTGGCACCTCGACCTGAAACATCTCGGCCATAGCATTAAGCGTGGTCAGGATCTGTTCGTCGGAAGGTGGACGCTGCAAGCGGATCATGCCGCGTATGTCAGCCTCAATCGATTGCTTCGCTTCCAGCAACCAGTCGGAGGGTTGGGACATCGCGTAATCCTGTGACATTATCATGTCCTTGAATGCTGCTGATGTCTCGTCGAGCCATCGCTGCGTCGATGCGCTCAGAGTTACGTGTCCTTCTCGTGTCACCTCGAGTTGGGAAACGGGAGCCTCCGCCGGTGTAGTCACGGGTCGCTCGGATAATCCAGTTGCGCCAGCTTGCTGCCCAGTCTTTTCGGGCGTCTCCTTTGGATAGATAATAGTTGATGAACTTTTCGCTCTCAATATTGGTGTCGACATTTGGTGCTCTCTCCACCGCCCATGCCAAGAGCTTATCATCCGGCTGCCAGTCAGCACTGATCGCACGCGCTCGCTTAGTTGACGGTTCTTTAGTGGTTAATGACGGTTTGGGTCTCACCATGAGACGGGTCTGGTCGCAGGATGAGACGGGTGTAGTCTCACCATGAGACGGGTGTGGTATCACCATGAGACTAGTATCAGTATGAGACTGGTTGCATGATGAGACGGGTAGGATAAGGGTATACTTGTTAACCTTACCCTGCTCGTAAGCCTGGGCTACCAGTCCAAGGCCAGTCAGTGTTTCGATTGAACGAAATATAGTAGCGCGTGATAAGCCAGTACGCTTGGCGAGACGCGCTATGCTAGGCCAGCAGTAGCCGGTAGCATTGGCATGATCGGCAAGCGATAGCAGCACAAGCTTGGCGCTTGGTATTGCTACATCTTGCTCGAATGCCCACTCGATAGCGTTGATTGCCATTAAATTCTCCAGTCTAAAGGCGGTTAAGGGGTTTTGTTTTCTCTTGATTCAGCCTGCTCATCGAACCAACCCAACATCCAGCGCCGATAACGGCTGTCTTTCTTTAGGTTGCGTGGATAAGGACAGTCTTCATGCGAGCAGCCTTTCTTAAACATGCTGCGTCCGTTAAAATATTCTACGTTATTTTTACTTGTCATCGATTCTCTCCATCAAGGGGCGAGGCGATCCGCCCAGGCTGCAAGCTTGGACGCTGGCACTTCACACAATGTGATGCCATATACTGCCTCGACTAGTTTCTTTTTGATAGTGTAGACGTCAGTCTTCCAGCCCTTCACATCTTCAACGCAGATGCGCATGGTCTTGCCGAGTTCGTCGATAACTTTGTATCTAAAATCAGCACGATAGCTGCATATCTTTTGGTTGTTGATGATGATGGCATAGTTCGGCTGCAATTCTAGATCATCGATGAGACCCTTAGCTTTCATGTCTGTAAGCTGTTGATAACGCAGCAGTTCTGCTTTCGATTGGAAGTAGTGGCCGTCGTATCTCTCACCGACGGCGTTGAATTTTGATTTGCGTGCCTCTTTAGGCTTGCGTTGTGGCATGATACGGGCGCCGACGCGCTTAGGTTTAGCCGGTGTAGTTGCTGTCATTGTACTTTCCTCTCAGATACTACGAGCTGCACGCCCAATGCTTTGCACCAGCACATTAGAAAGAAAGCACCAGGCAATCGTGCCTTGCTTTCCCATTTGGCAGTCATCCCTTCGGAGACACCTATCATATCGTCAAGGCTGGCTTGACTGATACCCATTTGCTTACGTGTTACCGCAAGTGTCCTTATAATTTCTGAGTAGTAGCTTTGTTCTTCGCTACTAAGCTGACGTGACTGCGCCATCGGGCGCGATAGGCTGGCTCTCATGCGTGGATAACTCCCTCATTTTCCAGTGGTGCAAAATGTCAGAGACTTGTTTTGCCGTAGCAAACTTAAGTTCCGCGCCATATTTCGAGCGGTAATATGTGGAGCTAGGCAAGCCAGCTTCAGCAAAGGCACGACGGAGCGTGTGTTCCGTATTGCCTTCGTGAGTGGCTGCTTCGGTGCGGAGTTGTTCAAGATAAGACATGATTTGCATGACTTATATATACTGCACCGAAGCAGCATTGCAATTCATTTAATGCTAAGTGTTAGCATTCAGGATCTTCGCCTGTTTCTTTGGCTGCAAGGCAAGCGTCATCCCACCTACGGATGGCTTCGTACTGGCTCTTGACGTTGGGATCGTGGAACATAATCGCATCGACCAGTTTGATTTCTGGTTTGCCGGTGGAATAAAACACTTCGCCCGACGTGCCAGTGTAGCACGAGGTGTAGCACGTGGCCGACGATAGTTGCTTGACAAGATTGAACGTGGTTTCGCTGACCGGCAGCATCAAGTAGTAGCCGTTGACGTTAACGACGAAGGATTCTTTGCGTGAAAAACGATTATCAATACTCATAGTCTTACCTTTCATTTTGAATTTGATTTGCCATCGATGATGAAAAGATACGCTGTTGCTCCGACAGAGTAGGCGAGGCAGCAGAGTGCGGTGATGGTTAGGAACGACATATCTTTATCTCCGATAGATGATGGTGAAAGGCGAGGCCGAAGCCCCGCCCTTGGTGGGTGTTATCCCACCGCCTTCCAGGGGTTAGCGTCGATGCCACCGCCTTGTGTGCCTTCGCCTGTGCCAAGCATTGCACGTGCGCGCTTCTGCGCTTCGGTCAGGTTGTTCTCGTCAACCTTGTGTTCAGTGCGTGGGAGTGTAGACATACGCAGCTCCTCGCCGGTGAACTTCTGATAGGTCTCGAAGGATACTTCCTTCAGTGCGTTGAGCGTCTGAACCTGTAGTGTAGAGCGCTCGAGTGCGTCGAGAGCCTTGGTTAATTGAAGCTCGGTAATTTCGTCACCCGTGTGTTCACGAGCTGCCTTGCGAGCCATCATCTGGGCTTTGGCGTGGAAACCATCAGCGCTCTCGAGTGCTTTCGTTACAGTGTAAGCAATGCCGTTGAGGATGCGCTTCTGTGGATACCACATCTGATTGCGGACTGTCACTTCGCCGGTGTCGGCGTCTGTGAATTCATATGGTTCATTAAGGAATTCTGCAATGTCTTCGATTGCTTTGGTCAGTTGCTTAATGCTTGTCATGATACTTCTCCAGTCTGTGTCGTTCGGGGACCATCCCCGCGACAGGCAATACAACGGACAGGTTCTCAACATCGTTCGACAAGGGCCGAGCAAACGTAGTGCCGATCGGTTCCCTTGCGAAGCCGAAGGCCAAGCACCTTTAGGTGCGCAGCATGTTGAGGTTCTGTCAGGTAGGATTGACCGCGTGATGGGCCTGAATGATATAGAGTGGAGAATCATACGCTACGCATTGAGCAACTGACCAACGCCATCCCTTTAGTCATCTTCTGTTACTTTCTGTATGTGTATCAGTAGCTTGGCTCTTGTGCATTGACACGTAAATGATTGGGGTTCATCTCTCGCGCGCGCTCTCTTGCTTCTGATGTAAAGGACACGGCCCTGTCATGAGTTCCCTTCCAGTCATTGTGAATCCTCCTAAGTCCACGAAGGATCTAACCGACAAAGAACGTGCCTTTGTTGTGGCTTATGTAGAGTTGTCCGGAAACAGAGAACAAGCCGTTGCTGATGCTGGGTACAACACAGCTTACCCAAGACAGTATGCCTCTGAATTACTTAGGAAACCACACATAGTTCAGGCCCTGCTCGAGGAGACAGGAATGAAGCTTGTGTCAAGCGCCCCGAAAGCACTAGCAACTCTCCAAAGGTTAATGGATGCCAAGAGTGACTATGTTGCTTTGGAAGCTGCGCGTGATGTCCTTGATAGATCTGGCTTTAAATCCACTGAGAAACATGACCACCGAGTTACCGGCGATGTGTCCATACAGATAGATCTGTCTTAGGGGAGGGGGGGGTTAGAAAGTGGACCGATGGTATTGCTAGTGGCCTAGCTCATGTATTTTCCTTCAAAAAGGCTCGTTCATGTTTGTCCATTGTTTGTAGTTAGGATTTATTAGAAAGGTTTGGTTATGGCAGCAGGAATTTCCAGAATTGGCAGTAGTGAACCATCGAGTGATCCGTTTGCGGTAGCGCTTTCGGACACTGTTGATCTTACTCGTGTAGCGAAAGCTTTGTACGTTGGTGGCGCTGGTAACATTGCCCTGATAGCCGAAGACTCCAATACCACGGTTACTTTTACTAACGTACCGTCTGGATATATTTTGCCTGTCCGTGTTCGCCGTATCCTTGTTACGAACACAACTGCCACAAATATTTTGGGCCTCTAAAGGCTCATGCCTTTAGGTCTCAGTCTTGGTTTGGCACGATTGGGTGGCCTCAGAGCCGCCTTAGATTTAAACCTCACCTCTGGCTTCCTTGACAGCCGTGTTACGTTTACACGCGCCAGCACGGCAACTTTTGTTGGCAGCAATGGTTTAATTCAAAGCGCCGCTATTAACGCACCCCGCTTTGATTACGACCCTGTAACGCTTGCCGCAAAGGGCTTGCTGATCGAAGAGCAACGTACAAATTTGATGGCGTGGTCAGAAGAATTTGACAACGAGGGTTGGGGAAAAAATGGGGCCACAATATCTGCAAATGCTATTGCGGCCCCGAACGGCACAGTCACCGCAAATAAGATAATTCCAACAGCGGTCAGTGTAGAGCATTATTCTCGCCAAATAATAACCTTTCCGGCGGGATCGACTGTGACCGCCAGCGTGTTTGTTAAGGCTAGTGGTTATCAATCGATTAGGCTAAGGTGTCTAGATCTTGCCATTAACAGTAACGGTTTTCAAGGCAGTTTGGATACATCCACGCAGACTACTGCTGGTAACGTTCTTGGATTAGGAACCTTTCTGGGTGTTTCAGCTACATACTTTAATAATGACTGGTGGCGCATTAGCATATCTGGCTCCGCGGGAGCTACTGCTACGTCGATAATTTTTGATGCTTTTGTATTGCCCGGCGACCAAAATAGCTCCTCAATTTTCATTGGCGACGGCACTTCAGGCCTTTTCCTTTGGGGCGCACAATTTGAAGTGGGCGCATTCGCCACCAGCTACATCCCCACGGTTGCCTCAACAGTAACCCGCAGCGCCGACATAGCGACCATGACAGGCACGAACTTCTCTAGCTGGTATAACCAGACAGAGGGTACGTTTGTTGCTATCTGCGAAGCCTCTTCCAATACCTATACAACTTATCTTGCTGCATCCAATGGCGTAGTCGCACAAAACTCGATGCACATAGACAATGATGCTGGCAATATGCGTGCAGTCTATTACTCTGGATCAGCAGTGGTTGCATTGCTATCGCTTGGAGCCATTGGTACGATAGGCGCTGTGAATAAAGTGGCTACCGCATACAAGGCAAACGATTTTGCCGCTTCTCGTAATGGTGGTACTGTTGTCACTGATACAGTAGGGGCAGTTCCAGTTTCGGTTAATCGTTTAAACATTGGCGCAGACCCAAGCGGCGCTGCTGTTAATGTAACCAACACGCATATTCGATCCATTGCATACTACAACACACGACTTTCCAATGCCACATTGCAGATGCTCACAGCATAAAAATTCTTTGGCATTCACTTTCAGGAGAGAGAAATGTCCTTTTCAAATCTGTTAAGCATCCAGGACAGGCGCAAACTGCGCGACATTGTAAAGCGCGTACACCTTCGCTTCTACCCAGTTGACAAGCTTACCGACTATGAGTGCGACAAGTTCATCGATGCGTTGTCGCCGGAGCTGATCGAAAACAATCTGCAAGCCGGTTCCAAGCTGGGCATGGACTAATGAGTTTTACACTCAACTACAAACCTGATGGCGCTGTGCTAAAACAGTACATGAAATCAGATGCGTTCTTTCGTGGGCTGCGTGGGCCTGTTGGTTCTGGCAAGTCTGTTGCCAGTTGTATCGAGATCCTGCGCCGTGCGTTGCAGCAAGAACCCAATGAGCAAGGCATACGCAAAACCCGCTGGGCTATTATCCGTAACACCAACCCGCAGCTCAAGACTACCACCATCAAGACATGGCTCGACTGGTTTCCAGAGGATGTCTTTGGCAAGTTTAACTGGTCGCCTCCCTACATTCACCACATCAAGAAGGGTGACATTGACTGCGAGGTAATCTTCTTGGCGCTCGATAGGCCTGAAGATGTTCGTAAGCTGCTGTCGCTCGAGCTAACCGGCGTCTTCATCAACGAGGCGCGTGAGGTTCCGAAGTCTATTGTCGATGCCTGCACGATGCGCGTCGGCCGATTCCCGTCTATGAAAGATGGCGGCCCGACGTGGTATGGCGTGATAGCAGATACGAACGCTCCAGACGACGATCACTGGTGGCCTATCATGGCTGGCGATGTGCCTATCCCCGAACACTTGAGCCGCGAGGAAAGCTTGATGATGGTCAAGCCCGAAGGCTGGGAGTTTTATACGCAGCCTGGTGGCATGGTAGCCAACAAGGATAAAGACAACGAGATCATTGGCTATCGGATGAACAAGAAGATGGAGAACGGCTCGAACCTGACGCCGGACTACTATCGAAAGATCATTACCGGTAAGTCTAAGAACTGGATCAGGGTCTATGTTCTCAATGAACTTGGCAGCCTTGATGATGGCAAGCTGGTCTACCCAGACTTTAACGAGGAGATACATGTTGCCAAGGAACCGCTGCTGCCAGCCGAAGGTGTACCTATCATTGTTGGGCTGGACTTTGGCCTCACGCCTGCGGCTGCTTATTGCCAGCTTGTTCGTGGCCGGTGGCTTATTCTTCGTGAGCTTGTTGCTACTGATATGGGGACTGTGCGTTTTGCTGATGTGCTGCGTAAAGACATGGCGCAGAATTTTCCTGGCGCCAAGTTCGTAGTTTGGGGAGATCCAAGTGGAGACTATCGCGCGCAAACCGACGAGACAACGCCGTTCCAAATCCTACGTAGTGCTGGAATTAAAGCAAGGCCAGCGCCCACCAACGACCCTTCTTTGCGAATTGGTGCCGTTGAAAGCGTCATTGCCCGAATGGTCGACTCGCATGGAGGCATACTTGTCGACCCGCGTTGCACAACAATTAAGCGTGGGTTCACTGGTGGCTATCAATACAAGCGACTGAACGTGTCGGGCTCGGAACGATACGAAAGTACGCCGAACAAAAACAAATACTCTCACGTTCATGACGCACTGCAATATGCTTTGTGCGGCGGCGGCGAGAGTAGGAAGATACTGGTAACGGACGCTAATGAAACCAAATCCTTTAATGCGAGGCAGTCAATCGATGTCTTTAGTCACCGGCGCAAAGCCCCCCGCTCACGCTTTGGTTTTAACTAGTCCATTGCTGAACGCTTTACTTCATGGCCTTGGTGCTACCCATGTGCTTTAAGAAACCCAAGCTGCCGCCCAAGTCTGCCGAGGACATACAAACCGAGGAAGACTTGAAAGCCATGCGCGCCTCGCAGCAGCGAGAGATTGCCCTTGGCATTACCGAGCAGAAGGACGCACAGACTGAGGCGGCCTTTGCGCGTATAATGGGCATGACCGGCAATCGTTCTTTGATTAGCGGCCCCAAGGGTGGGTCTGGTTATTTAGGCAACAACACTGGACGCACTACTGGCAGGCCTGCAACTGGTGCGCCGATTGCTCCAGTTCTAACACCTTCGACGCCTACCGCCGCGCCAATCATGGCCGGCACGTATGCGAGCTTCTCTGGCTTTGGTAACACTAGCTTAATCGGTGGTG